TCGGCACACTCAAAAACCTATGGGAAGCGGCGAGCGGCACATTCACGAATGGCCTCGTCGCGTTCGGCGAGGCGATCGCGCCCGAAGTGAAAGGCGTTGTCGTATGGCTCGGCGATATGTCGCAACGCATGGGCCAATGGGCACGCGATAACCCGACACTCGCAAACGGCCTTATGAAAGTTGCGGCCGGCGTCGCGCTGCTGCTGACGGCCGGCGGCGCTTTGATGGTGATGCTCGCCGGCGTGCTCGGCCCGCTTGCTGTCGTCAAATTCAGCATGACGGCGCTCGGCATGCAAGGCGGCATTCTCGCGCGCGTGCTCGGCCTCGGCGCGACTGCGTGGCGCGTGTTCGCGTCGGCCGCGATGTTCGCCGGCCGCGCCATGCTGATGAACCCGATCGGCCTTGCGATCACCGCGATCGCGGCGGCTGCGCTCGCGATCTATTTCTATTGGGAGCCGATCAAGGCATTTTTCGGCGGCCTATGGGCGCAAGTGCAACAGGCGTTTTCCGGCGGCCTGTCGGGCATCGGCGCGTTGCTGATGAATTGGTCCCCTCTCGGCCTGTTCTATCAGGCGTTCGCCGGCGTGATGCGATGGTTTGGCGTCGACATGCCGTCGACGTTCTCGACGTTCGGCTCGAACCTCATTGCCGGCCTCGTCAACGGCATTACAAGCGGCCTCGGCGCTGTGCAAGCCGCGATCACGAACGTCGCATCAAGCACGGTCGGATGGTTCAAGGAAAAGCTCGGCATTCATAGCCCGTCGCGCGTTTTCGGCGAGCTAGGCGGGTTTATCACGCAAGGCGCGGCGCTCGGCATGGAAGGCGAGCAAGGGCGCATCGCGAAAGCCGCTGTCGGCCTCGCGACGCTCGCGGCAACGTCATTCGCTTCGCCTGGCGCACAGGCGGGCGCTACGGCCGCCGGCGGCTCCGGCGTGACGTTTGATACCCGGCCGGCGCTGCAAGCCCGCCAAGCGGCCGGAAACGCGGCCGGCGCGGCATCGGCATCGGGCGGCGACTCGTATGTGTTCCACATCACGGGCAACGATCCGAAGGAAATCGCGAATCAAGTGCGCGCCGTGCTCGCGGATATCGACCGCAAAAAAGCCTCGCGGGTTAGCTCGCGCCTATCGGATTAACGGGGGAAAGAAGCGATGATGATGGCACTCGGCCAATTCGTTTTCAGTCTGTCGGAGCTGGCCTATCAAGAGCTGCAACGGCGCACGAGCTGGAAACATCGGAACACATCGCGCGTCGGCGGCCGTGACGCGCGGCAATTCACCGGCCCCGGCGATGACTCGATCACGCTGTCGGGATGGTTCGCGCCTGATGACGGCATCGGCGGCAAGCTTTCGTCGCTCACTGAGTTGCGCACAATGGGCGACGAAGGCGATGCCTATGCGATGGTCGACGGCACGGGCACTGTCTACGGCGCTTTTGTAATCGAAGGCCTCGACGAAGGGCAATCGTTGCTCAAAAAGGACGGCACGCCGAAGCGCGTCGAATTCACGATCAACCTTATGCGCGTCGACGATGGCCTCGTGAAAACGAAAACCGACGCGCCGAAAGACAAGGCGTCGACATGAAGCAACCGACGCCGATCTATCAAATCACGCTCAACGGCAAAGACCTCACGAGCAAGATTTCGCCGCGCCTGAATCACCTATCTCTCGACGAGTCGCGCGGCGAGGAAGCCGACACGCTCATGCTCACTCTCGACGATGCCGACGGCTTGCTCGCGCTGCCGAAGCGCGGCGAAGTCGTGCGCGTGGCGTTCGGATGGTCCGACACTGGCCTCGTCGAAAAGGGCTCATTCACGATCAACGAAATCGAGCACACGGGTTCCCCGGATACGCTCACCATTCAAGCGCGATCGGCCTCGATGACCAACGCATTAGGCGAGCGAAAGGAAAGGAGCTGGCACGGCGAAACAATCGGCGCGATCGTGCGCAAGATCGCCGGCACGCATGGACTTAAACCGGCGATCGCCGAGGCGCTTTCGAAAATCGTGATCGCGCACATCGATCAAACGCACGAGTCGGATATGTCGTTTCTCACGCGCCTCGCGAAGCGTTACGACGCCGTGATGAATGTGAAGGATACGCACCTGTTATTCGTGCCGATCGGGCACGGCACGACCGCGAGCGGCAAGGCGCTCACGTCGATCGAGCTGACGAGAAAGGAAGGCGACCGGCATCGATACCACGTGTCGGAGCGCGAGAACTATGCCGGCGTGCGTGCGTTCTATCACGCGACCGGCCGCGCGAAACGCAAGTCTGTTGTTGTCGGCGGCGAGAACAATCACAACATGAAGGTATTGCCGGAAACCTACGCGACGGAAGCCGAGGCGCGCGCGGCGGCAACGTCCGAGCTGAACCGCACGAAGCGAAGCCAAGCGACCATGAGCTATAGCCTCGCGCTCGGCCGGCCCGATCTGTTCCCCGAGCTGCCTGTGTATCTGTCTGGATTCAAGCCCGATATCGACAACGAGTCATGGCTTGTGAAGAAAGTGCGGCACGAGATAAGCGACGGCGGATATACGTGCGAGCTGGACCTTGAAACGCGCGACGATCCGACGAGCGACAAGCATCGCTCGCATTTCCGCAAGGCCGGGCAATAAAACGAACGTTTTCGATACTGTGCGTTTGGGGGCTGAAAAGCCCCCTTTTTTTCGCCCCTACCCGTAAAGAAACCCCGTAAAATAATCAAAGTAACGGAAACCCCCGTTACAACGGATTCTTTACCACGGGGCGCAAATGCACCAACCGCTAATCATCATGGCTTGCTCGGCGACGAAGGACACGAAGCCCGCGCCGGCGTTCGAGCTGTATCAAGGCGTCATGTATTCCACGTTTCGCGCGAACGCGCCGGCAACGCGCCCGCCTGTCGTGATCCTCTCGGCGAAGCATGGGTTTATCGCGGCCGACCAACGCATCGAGCCATACGAGCAACGCATGACCGAAGCGCGCGCCGATGAAATGCTCGGCGAGCTGCCCGACTTCGATGCGATTGAATGGCCCTCGGACGTGACTGCGATCTTTCTGGCCGGCGGCAAGGCGTATCAGCGCGTCATGCGCGCCGCGATCGAGCGGCGCATCGAACTCGGCTTGCTGCCTCGCGACGTGACGATCGAGCGCACGGCCGGCGGCATCGGCTATCAGCGCGCGCAGCTCGGCGCGTATCTGCGCGGCACGGGAGCAAACAATGCGTGATCCGAAAGACAAGGGCACGCTCGATATCGTGAGCGGCGGCATGCGCATCGGTTATGCCCGCGTGTCGACGGTCGACCAAAACCTAGAGCTGCAACACGACGCGCTCGCACGAGCTGGATGCGTTCAAGTCTACGAAGAAAAGGCGAGCGGGAAATCGAAGGCCGGGCGGCCCGAGCTGGCGAACATGATGCGCGCGCTACGCAAGGGCGACACGCTGATCGTTTGGCGGCTCGATCGCCTCGGCCGATCGCTTGCCGACCTCGTGCAGATTGTCGACGAGCTGGCCGCTCGCGGCGTCGCGTTCGAAAGCCTCTCGGAAAAGATCGACACAAGCACCGCGCAAGGGCGCATGTTTTTCGGCTTCATTGCGGCAATGGCGCAATATCAGCGCGACGTGATAAGCGAGAACACGCTTGCCGGTTTGAAAGCGGCTCGTGCTCGCGGGCGCAATGGGGGGCGGCCCCCTGCCCTCGATGATGCTGCGATCAAAGAGATTCGCGTGCTCATGCAAAGCCCTGATATCTCGATGGCGAGCATCGCTAAACGCTACGGCGTGAGCAAGCCGACGCTTTACAACTCACTCAAACGGGCTGAGAAGAAAGAAGCCGAAAAGCCCGCGCCGGCACGAAAGAAAACTAGCGCACGCAGCGCAAATGCCCGAAGCAATACCCGATGAACTCAACGGCGTCGGCTTGATCGGCGCTGATGACTTCATTCGCATAAGTAGTGTTATCTGTGAGCAAGTGCAGCGCGCCGCAATGGGTTCGCTGCACTCGCCGGATGCGTAGGCTGTCCCCGATACGAACGACATACACGCCGTCGATATCTCTCGTTCGTCGATCAACGAAAACCACATCACCATCATTTATCGCCGGCGACATGACATTGCCCGCGCTTCGAAAGGCAATCACTTCATCGAGCGCCATATTGCATTGCGCAAGCCATTGTCGCGGTATGCGCATCGTGAGCTGAGGCGTTCCGCTCAATTCAGGGATGCCCGCCAAGTCATACGCGGGTATCTCGACATAGTGCTCATCTGGCGCTGGCATGGCTCCCCCGTGCATGGTTAATTCCGGTTCCTCAATTCCCGGCGATCCTCTACCGAACACCAACCAATCAAGGCTAACCCCTCTCTTTTCGGCGAGTGCTACGCATTCAGCAAGGGGCATCCTGTCCCGAATTTTCCAGACCGCCGGCTGACTGCGCGATGCTCCGATCGCTTCAGCAAGGTCCACATCGGATTTAACTCCGACTACCTCTTTCATCCTGTCGACTATGCCTTGAATACGCGCCTTGTTTGGACTCATTTCTGGCCTTAAAAATTTCAATTAGTTATGTTTCTTACCGCACAGTAAGGGTACAATTACGTTCAGTAACACTTAGCGACAACTTGTTACAACATGAAAACATTGCCTCTTACAAACCACATACCACTCGCGAAGCGCGTGCCGATTCCCTTGAGTGCGGAGGAAATCGGAAACTTGCAGACACTTGCTAGACAAGACCAGCGGAGCGAAGCGCAGATGGCCCGAATTATCTATCTCGCTGGACTCGAACAATATGAGCGCGCCATGAAAAGGCGTGGCGGTCGATAACGAACCGTAGCAAAGACCGTGAAGGGTTAAGGCCGGGGGCGGTTTCCTTATCTCGATCGGAGCACTAAAAACCATGCGAATCACTCTCGCTTGTCCGCACTGCCGAAGCCGCGTTATCGCTCGCACGTCGCGCGAAATGTCGTCGACGATGCGCGAAATCGTGTTCGTCTGCGTTGATTACAACTGCGGTCACACGTTCGTCGCGCAGCTCGAAGCCGTGCGAACCCTGTCGCCGAGTGCGAAACCTAATCCGGCGATCGGCTTGCCGCTCTCGCCTCACGTTAAAGAGCGCGTCATGCGCCAACTTGAACTGATCGGCTAACACGCCGGCGTCTGTACGAGGGACCAACCCATGCTTATCGATACCTCTTTGCATTACACCGCGCTCGCTTTCCTCGCGAAGCATCACGCCGAACACCTGGACCCCGATCGCGCGTTGCTGATCGATCGTTGTGTCGCTCACCTGATGAAAGCGACGGACGTTTCGAAGCGCGAGGCGGAAGTCGCGGCGCTGCAAGCCTATGGCGAACACGAGTCGCGGCGATGCAAGGCTTACGTCGATATGTCGCTCACGACAAGTCACACGATATTCGTGCGTGATCCCCGCACCGCGCGCTTGCGCGTTTTCACGGTCGCCGAGCTGATCGACCTTGTAAAGACGCCGGCATTGTCTAGCGTGCCTGTGCCGAGCACTCGCGACATGCTCGCGAACGGCGTCGACGAACCCGCCTAACAG